GAGTCGGCTCGTGCCAAGGATCAGTTGGATGCCTTGCACGGCCGGGTCTACGAAATGGAGCAGCTGCTGGCGAAGGCACCCACAGCTGCCGAGACTTCTGTCGCCGAACAGGTCGTCCAACGTCTTGTCAGTGACGAAGAAATAGAAGATTACGGGCCGGACATGATCGATGTTATCCGTCGAGCCGCACGGGAGACGGTCGGCCCTGAGTTGGAGAGACTACGCGTTGAAAACGAGCGGCTGCAACAGCAGCTGGGCGGAGTACAACAGACGAGTCAGCTCTCAGCTCGCCAGACCATGCTTAACTACCTCGACAAGGAGTTTAGTGTATGGCGGCAAATCAACAGTGATCCGGCGTTCGTGCGATGGGCAGAGGATATTGACACCTTCTCTGGTCAGCGTCGGATCGACATGCTCCGCGCAGCGTTTGACAACAACAACGGGACTCGCGTCCTCGCGTTTTTCAAGGCGTTTGCAAAAGAGAATGCGGCATTCACTCAGACCAGTACGCAGACTGAGACGCCTTCCAAGGCACAGGTCGATCTGAATACTCTGGTCGCTCCCGGGCGCGCCGTTGAAAGCAGCGCCCCCCGCGCTCAAGATGAGAGCACTGCATCCCAGTGGACTGAGGCTCAGATAGCTGAGTTCTACAGGGATGTGCAGAGCGGTGTCTATCGAAATGATCCGGCCAAAAAGGCTCGGATTGAAAATGACATCTTTGCGGCTCAGAAAGCTGGCCGCATAGTGGGCTAATTAGGAGCACACCATGAGTTATCCAATCTCGGGAGCACCGACTCCCGCCGGGTCATCGAACCCGTCACCCGCGTATACCGGCGTATTCATCCCGACCATTTGGTCAGGTAAACTGATCGAGAAGTTCTACGATGCCACGGTGCTGGCGGCTATTGCCAACAGCGACTACGAGGGTGAAATCACCAACCAAGGCGACAAGGTTGTCATCCGCACCAAGCCGACCATCACGATCAACGACTACGAGGCCAACCAAGCCTTGGTAGTGGAGCGTCCCAGCTCCAACATCGTTGAGCTGCTGATCGACAAGGGTAAGTACTTCAACACCATCCTCGATGACGTGATGGAAGTACAGGCTGACCTCAACCAGCTGAGCATGTGGGCCGACGACGCCTCCGAGCAGATGAAAATTGTCATCGATACCGACGTTCTGGCGTACATCGCCAGCGAGGTTATCGCTGCCAACTCCGGCGCTACCGCCGGTCGCCTGTCCGTTGACGTTGATCTGGGCACCGTAGCCGCTCCGTTGGAAGTTATCGACCGGGTTGGCAAGGGCTTTGACGGCCCTGAAGCTGTGGACATCATCACCCGTCTGGGTCAGGTGCTCGACGAGCAGAATATCCCGGAGACGGGCCGCTGGCTGATCATCCCCGCGTGGATGGCTGCTATGATCAAGCGGTCTGAGCTGCGTGATGCCTCCCTGACTGGCGACGGCGTGTCTATGCTGCGCAACGGCCGTCTGGGCATGATCGATCGCTTCACGCTGTACATGTCCAACCTGCTGCCGAAAGTGGCGTCAGGTGCCGGTGGTGACCACACCCAGATTTATGCTGGTCACACGCACGGTTTGACTTTCGCCAGCCAGCTGACGAAGGTTGAGACCCTGCGCGGTGAGTCTACGTTCGGCACCTACCTCCGTGGCCTGCAGGTCTACGGTCGCAAGGTGACTGATCCGACGGCCATCGCAATGGCGCGGGTACGGAAATCTGAAGTAGTAACCCCGTAAGCACCACCCCTACGTTGGGGCTCCTCGGAGCCCCCTTTTTAAGGACTAAATATGCACGTTCTGCGAAGCAAGAAAACTGGAATTGACTGCGGTTGGTCAAACGATCTGTGGCGCACTGGCGCATTTGAGCTGGTGGACGATAATTCTGGTCACCCGACACCTCCGAAGGTGATTGCGGGCGTTGAGGCCGCTACCGGCCTGAACCTGTCCAAAGGCACCGTAGCCCCGGCTGACGGCCCTCTGGACGTTCCCGAGCCTCTGGGCGTGGTGAGTGCTGCTCCGGCTGAAAGCCTCAGTACGTTCGTGACAGATGTCGATGAGCCTGCTATGGTAGCGGCAAATCTGTTCCCATTGGAGTCGGGCAGCGATGCCGAGGACAATTCTTGACGCAGTGACACAAGCCCGTCTCGTTGTTCAAGACGTGGACGGGGATCGTCACACAGATGAAACGGTCGTAGCCTACCTCAATAACGCAATTACTGAGGCACGTAGACTACGGCCCGATCTATTTCTCCCCGGCTATACTGCCAACCCCCAAACGCTGTACACGGTCGCTGATCTCGCGGGTACACCCCCGGACTTCCCCATCGATGAGGGTTATTTCGTCGCCGTGGTAGAGTACATCGCTGGATTTATCGGGTTGGGGGACGACGAATTTGCACAGGACAACCGTGCAGCCTCCCTGCTCAACCGGTTTACCCAAAAACTCATAGCGAAGGGCGCGTAAATGGCGAATCTCGACCAGTGGGTAGAGGAACTGGTGGTAGAAGTTCCCGGCGCGACTATGGCTGGCATGCTGAATGCCCTGCGCAAGACCATCCGCGTGTTCTGCATGGATTCGGGTGCTTACGTACTGGAGCAAGAGGTTCCTATCGACCTGACCGCTGCGCAGGCGACGTACAACGTAATGACCGCTTTCCCGACGCTGGTCGCCTCGGACGACCACATCCCGGTGTTCATTCTGGCGGTGGGCTACTTCTCTGACTTTGCCAACAGCTCCCAGATGCGATTTCTGACACCCCTCAAGGCACCCAACTACCGCGCCAGCGCCACATCCTCGCTCGACTCCCCGTGGGGTTACACTACCAGCGTACAGGTGCCCGGAGAATTCACCGTCTTCCCGACCCCCGCCGCGAACGAGTCGCAGAGACTCGGTGTATTTGTGGCCTTCCGACTGAAGGACTATCCCAGTTTCCCGGACACGACGGTTCCCGAATTATTCGCCACGTACTGGTACGATGTCATTCTGGACGGGGCAATCGGGGTACTGTGCGCGGAGCAGGATAAGAGTTACACTAACCCCCAGAAGGCGACGCTACATCAGCGCCGCTTCCGTAACGGGATCGGAAGGGCACGAGATCAAGCCCGCAACCAATTCAACACCAGCGCCGACGGATTTCTGTATCCCCGGGTTGGTGGATGGCTTTAGCAGAGGAGCATCCACATGGCACAGGGTAGAACTCAACGGCATCTGGCCGACCAACTGCGTAACACGGCGGATGGCCGCACCTCCGGTCGCTACTTTGGTGGCACGACCGAGCCCCAACTGGCGCGTATATCCATTGTTACTGCGGTAGGTGATACCGTCACCCCGGCGGTGATTAAATTCGCAGGCGACTTCAAGCCGGACACCAGCAAAAGGACGTTTCTGGCGATCTACATAACGGGCAACGCCCAGATTATGGAGGTGCAGGAGTTTGTGCCGCTCACCGGCATATCCCCCGGCACCCCGCAAATTGCTGCACTCGTTTTGAGTGACTACATGGACATCCACCCGAACACCGCCGGGTTTAGCAACACCCCGGTCGGTGACACGCTGGAAATCCTTGCGGCGGGCACCAATACTACGATTACCGTGAATGCGGTGGCCGTGACGGTGAACTGCGATCCGGGGGTCGCCACCATCATCAAGGCGGCGGGTGCACCGGGCGATCCTGCAATTATCGAATTCACAGGACAGTTTGGATCGGATACCTCGATGCAGGTCAATGCGACTACTACACCTACTGGCGCTGACTCATTCTCCGGCAGCCCCAGTGGCTGGCCTGCAGATGCAGTGCTCGACCCGGAGTTTGCGTCTGGCTATTGCCAGCAGGTTCCCCTGAATGGCAATGGCTTCGTCCAGAACTTTATCTTCAATGAAGACCCTGACAACGAAGGTAGCGGGCGCATGCAGTGGACACAGGTGGGGAATCGTATCCACATACTCCCGGCGGGTGGTGAGACTGCGTGTACGATCAACAGCGTAAACATAACATTGTAGGTAGGAGCACAGCATGGCTATTCTCGCCAGCGAGATTCATTTCTACAAGTCGACCGCGCAAGGCCCGGGTACGGGCGGGGCCACCATCAGTTCGTTGGGTGGGGCCATCACTGCAAGCCAGCTCACTTCCGGCCTGCTGAACGACTTGTTTGATGACGTGTCGGCGGCGGAATCTACTACCGGGCGTACTGAGTATCGCTGCATCTACATCCAGAATACCAACGTCTCCCTGACTCTGCAGGGCGCGGTGCTCTGGATAGCCTCCAATGCGCCCAACGCAAATGTCAACTGCTCCATCGGCCTCGACCCGGCGGGTAAAGGCAACGTGGCTACTACCATCGCTACCGAAGATACACCCCCGGGGGGCGTAGTATTCACCCAGCCGGATGCGGGCACACCCTTCGCGCTGGGCGATCTGGCTACGACCGAGTTCTACGCCTTCTGGATACGCCGGGTAGTCGCGCCCGGAGCCACCGCGAGTGCCGCCGACAATGTGGTGCTCGGATTCTCAGGAGCGAGTGACCCGTAATGGGACAGCTTTTCGCCAATAATGCTTCTTCGACCATCCTCGGTGCCATCGGCGCGGGGGATACGGTCATCATCGTGCAGCCCGGTGATGGTGACTTGTTCCCCGTTATCGGCGCTACCGGCGACTATTTTGTAGGTACGCTGGAAGACGTAAGCGGCAACGTGGAAATTGTCACGGTAACCGCCCGCACCGCAGATAGTATGACCGTGGTGCGCGGTGCCGAGGGCACCCCCTCTATCCCCTACGCTGATGGGTCTCGTTTCGAGCTGCGTGTTACCGCGCAAACGCTGGAGAACTTCGCCCAGAAGATCGGCGATGTGTTCACGGACACCATCACCACTAAAGGGATCGACTTTCTCACCACGGATGACACGGTTCATCCGGTCTTCAGCCAGACCTACGCAGAAAACGGCGCGGGGCAGGTTACATGGCAGCTGGCTGGCCCCACCACCGAGGTGGCCGGGGTTAATTTCCAGACCTACCGCTCGGCCTCCCAGACATGGGACTGGGGCATCGATACCGCCGGTCGAAACTTTGGTACAGGGCACTACCGCCACAACTGGTACGAACGCCAAGCTGCTGACCCGCTGTGGTACATAGATCAGATCACCGCCCGGCCCGCTGCCAACACCATGCAGATGCAGTGGATACCCGAGCCCTCGGCACTCAGCGTCAGCTACCTGTTCCGGGTGGTAGATTCCTTCGGGGTGCCCCGCGACATCGTGCTGAATGCGGATGGCTCTATCACTGCTGCGGGCGACTTCCAGTTTGGCTCCATGAGCCTGCCGCTAGAGAATGACCCTACTCGTGACGTATTCGGGATAAACTTCCGCATCGATAGCCTGTTCTTCTCCGGCAATCGTCGCACGGTTGTGCTCGACTTTGACAATATCAGTGGCGATGCGGGTAACCCCGCAACTGAAACGCAGTACCTGATAAAGACCCGCGATGCTGCTGGTGTGTCGCACAGCGTCGCCATCTACTCCGATGGCACGGTCTGGGCAGACGGAAACATGGTCGCTGTTAAGATGTTCGTCGCGGATCAGGGTGTTCCTGACACACTCGCGCCCAACGAGCTAGTCACGAAAACAACCGCTGAGCAGATACTGGCTGGTGGCGCGGGGGCGGTCAGCGGCCACTTCTCAGAGCTGTTGTACGATAGCGTAGGTGGTGCAGGCGGGGGCAATATCGCACTCACCAACCCGCTGTTTACTGGCCCCGGCACTACCCACTATCAGCAGTTCATTGTCGAAGCCTACTTCCCCAGCGGCCAGCTCGGCCCGGTCTATCAGACCATGACGCTGGAAACCGACTTCCTGCGCACGGCGACGGACTACGCCATCGGCCCCGCCTACGAAGCTGACTCCACAGGTAGTGTTAAATTCTCCGTCAACGCATCCTATGACCAGCTGACGATTGCGTCACAGAACGGCGCGGTAATTAAACGTGTCATCGGTGTCAGCTACTATGGCGACCCCTTCCCGTAATGGAGCGATATGACCAGTATCGTCATTCACGAATTTGGGGGGATGCAGCCCCGGGTCGGTGATGAGTTTTTACCCTCCGAGGCTGCCTCTGATGCCGAAAATTGCCTCCTCCTCTCAGGGGAGTTGCGCCCGCTGCACGTTCCTGCGCGGATAGCTGAGTTCTACCCGCCGAATACCCATGCGGAAAATACCAAGCAGTTCGGCCCTATCTTCTCGGGGAATCCGTGGGAGGATTTCGAGGACGCCCTGCAGCAGACAGTAGCGCCCGAAAATATCATTATCTGGGTCAAGCCCGAGGAGGTCATATCGAACGCCTCCGCTGTCGGCCCTGCGGTTTCGTGGACTGACTACAACACTCTGAATAATACAGAGAACATTGAGGGCGTCCCGGTTGTAGTTAATGGGGGCCGGTATCTGGACTTTAACCCCCTGCCGTGGTCGCAGGCGGTGCGGGTGAATTCAGCTAGTGTCAACTGGTTTCTGCAGCCGGTTATTACGGTGACACAGACCCAGACGCCTCCTCTCGAAGGGCCGGTGGTCACCGACTACTACGACTTTAACGAGGGCTATTTCAATACCTCATGGTTCGAGAATAGCCACCCGAAGTACCGATATGCGCCCCCCGGCTGGCCGGTGGCGTGGGCGTTCGATTCAGGCAATCTGTACGCGTGGTCAACCAATCCGGCAGTACCGCCGGAGAACCTACCCGACGGCGATGTGGGCTTTTGGGTTCGCGACGGCAGCTTCCCCAGCGACTATGTCACAGTGCATCAGTCCTCCGCGCCCATAACAGAGCGGGGTATCTCTGTAGACGGCCCCAGCATGTCGGGGGTAGACGTGTTTCAGAAAGGACAGATCGCCCTGCAGTCTGACCCCAGCCTCTCATACAACTTCCAGAACCCTGTTCCCGGCCCTCCGTTTACCACCGCGCAGGTCTCGCTATCGGCGCTACAGTACACCCCCTACACCGGCAAGCTGTGTCAGAATCCCTACGGCCTAACCATGACCAGCCACACCGTAATGGTGACGTTCAAGTATGACGCGCAGCTGCCGGGATGGGGCTCGCCTGTTGCCTCCCGGCAGGTGTTGTGGGCGATGGGGGCTACCCTCCTCGAAGTGCGACAAGCTGACGGCCACATCTGGTTTGTTACCGGCGAGACGTCCGGGACTACGACGTTCGATCTTGGTCTGGCGGTGCAGGGGCAAGAGTACTGGATCGTGTGCACGGTAGAGACCGTTGGTGGGAACAACTTCACCCATGTGTATGTGGATGGGGTAGAAGTAGTGAACCACCAAGTCAGGTGGCGACCCGGCTTCTCCCCGACAGATGTAATGGTCGGACGCACCTCGATGAATATCACCCGCCCCGACTTGCAGGGGGCGTTGATCTCCAAGTGGGGGCAATTTATCGTGCTCAACCGGCCGCTCACCCCCACGGAAGTTTCAGACCTCTATGCCGCAGGCTGGGGAGCAGGCCCATGACCACGATTGTTATCCGTCCGTTCGGTGGGATGGTGCCCCGGCGCGGAATAAAACACCTGCCGCATCACAGCGCCTCACAGGCGGTGGACTGCATTTTGCTGTCCGGGGAGCTGCGGCCATTGCACTCGCCTGCCCTGCTCATGGACTTCTATCCTCCAGATACCCACGCAGAGCGTGTCGCCGCGCTGGGTCAGGGGTGATAGGATACGGCTATGACGACGCTCGATCCTACTTTTACTGACGCACTGATTACCCTGTCAGGCAGCAACCTGACGGCCACCCATGCCAATAACAACTCGTGGCACCGCACCAGCTCGCAGACCCCTCACACGACCGGCAAATGGGTATTCGAGGTCACGGCCAATACCAAC